GCGGAGAAGATCATCCACCTGAAAACCGTGGATCGCATCGCGCAGACACGCGGCGTTTCCGTATTCGCCAGCGTGCTGACGCGCATGGAGGATATTAAGGATTATGAACTCTCCGAACGGCTGGCGGCGAAGGTGGCGGCCAGCATCTGCGCCTATATCCGCAAAAGCCTTGATGGTCCCGTAAACGCCCTGACCACGGACGATAGCGGCAACCGCTTGATGAAAATGCAGCCGGGAATGATCTTCGACAATCTGCTGCCGGGTGAGGAAATCGGGATGATCGACAGCAACCGGCCTAATGCCATGCTGGAGCAGTTCCGTAACTCGCAGCTGCGGGCAGTGGCGGCGGGAACGGCCACCAGCTTTTCCAGCATCTCGAAGGATTACAACGGCACCTACAGCGCCCAGCGGCAGGAACTGGTGGAGCAGTCCGTCCATTACGCGGTGATGCGGGAGTATTTCGTCGAACGCTGCGTGCGCCCGATCTGGGAACGCTTCGTGGAAATGGCGGTGCTTTCCGGGAAGCTGGACGCACCGGAGGCGGAAATCAACCAGATGAGCCTGAAGAAAGCCGGTTTCCAAGGACCCACCATGCCGTGGATCGACCCGCAGAAAGAAGTCACGGCGGAGGAAAAAGCGGTGCAGGCCGGGTTCAAGTCACGCTCGCAGGTCATCCGAGAGCGCGGCGGCAATCCGCAGGACGTGTTCGAGCAAATCAAGCAGGAGCGCGAACAGGAAACGGAAGCCGGGATCAGTTTTTCAAGCTCGAACGGCACACCCAAACCCCAACCGAAACAGGAGGAATCAGACGATGACGAAGGAACCGGAAATACTAACACGAACGGCTGAACTTGCCTCCCGGTCGGTCGTGGACGAAGAAAGCCGCCTCGTGCGGCTTTCTTTTTCTTCGGAGGAACCCGTCACCCGGCAGAGCTTTTTCAGCGAGCCGTGGGTGGAAGTGCTGGGGCATGACAAGGATGAAGTCGATCTCTCCCGCCTCAATAACTCCGCGCCGGTGCTTTATAACCATGACCGTAGCGAACGGGAAAACCGTATCGGCGTAGTGGAACGCGCATGGCTGGAAAACGGCCGTGGTTACGCTGAAATCCGCCTGAGCCGCCGCGCCGACGCTGAAGGCATTTGGCAGGACGTGCGCGACGGCATCCTGCGTAACGTATCGGTGGCCTACCGGATCATTGAACGCAAAATCACCGAGGAACCTAAAGATAAACCGGCGACTTACCGCGTCATCCACTGGATGCCGATGGAAATATCGCTGGTCGATATTCCCGCTGATCCCACCGTTGGGGTTGGCCGGAAACTGGAGGAAACCCCTCCAGCATCACAACCCCAACCCAACCAAAAGGAGAATCCCATGCCTGAAGTAACCGAAACCCCACAGCGCACGGAGGCGGAAGACATCCGCGCCGTGCAGGATAACGCGATGGCCGAAGGCGCAAAGCGTGCGCTGGAGACGGAGAAGAAACGCCGCAGCGACATCCGCACCCTGTTTGAAAAGCACGGCGATTACGGTCAACTGCGCGATCAGTGCCTCGATAACCCGGAAACCAACGTGGGCGAAGCTCGCAAGCTGCTGCTGGAAGCTATCGGCAACCGCGAGGAACCGGTGGCTACCAACCAGCGGATCGAAATCGGCGATACGGACGTGGAGAAATTCTCCCGTGCCGCTGAGGATGCGATTGGCTTCCGCGCCGGTATCGCCTCTAAAGACTCCAAACCCACGGAACTGGTGGGTTACACGTTGCTGGAGATGGCGCGTAAATCGCTGGAATTGCGCGGCGTTCGCACCGAGCATATGGATAAACGCGAGCTGGTGGCGCGTGCCTTTACCCATTCCACCAGTGATTTTCCGAAGATTCTGGAAAACAATGCACGCAAGGCCATGCTGCGCGGGTATGACGAGGCGGAGGAAGTGTTTCAGCAATTCACCCGCGCCGGTAACCTGACCGACTTCAAAACCCATAGTCGCGTGGGTATGGGCGTGTTCGATTCGCTGGATGAAATTCCCGAAAGCGGCGAATACAAGCACGGCACCATCGGCGAACGGGCGGAAGCGATCAAGCTGGCCACCTACGGCAAGCTGTTCTCCATTACCCGGCAGGCGATCATCAATGATGACCTGACCGCTTTCACCGATATTCCCCGCAAGATGGGGCGTGCGGCGGCGCGTACCGTGGGCGATCTGGTATTCAGCATCCTGACCGGCAATCCCACCATGAGCGACGGCACGGCGCTGTTCCATGCCGATCACAGCAACCTCGCCGGTAGCGGCAGCGCAATCACGGCGGCGAGCGTCGGCGCTGGCCGCACGGCGATGCGTACCCAGAAGGACGGCAAGGCCACGCTCAATATCCGGCCTTCCTTCCTGATCGTGCCTGCCGCGCAGGAAGATACGGCGCGGGTGCTGATGACCTCGGAAACCGATCCGTCCAAAACCAACAGCCGCGTGCCGAACCCGGTGCGTGGGGCGGCGGAAATCATCGTGGATGCCCGGTTGGATGCGGCTTCCACCTTGTCATGGTATCTGGCCGCCGATCCCAACAGCTTCGACACCATCGAAGTGGGTTATCTCGACGGTATCGCCGCTCCGTTCCTCGATCAGCAGGATGGCTGGACGATTGACGGGGTGGAATACAAGGTGCGTATCGACGCGGCGGCAGCGCCGCTGGAATTCCGCACCCTGTATAAGAATCCGGGCGCGTAACCCCTTCCACCATCTCTACCAACCGGCGGCTTCTGGCCGCTTTCTTTATACCTAAAACTCAAGGAGAAATCTCATGGCTACCAACTACGTTCAGGAGGGCAAAGCCCTCAACTACACTCCCTCCGGCGCGGATGTCGCATCGGGTGATCTGGTCATCATCGGCACTATCGCGGGTGTCGCCAAAACCGACATCGCCGACGGCGAAACCGGCGCGGTGCATATCTGCGGCGTGTTCAGCCTGCCAAAAGCCAGCGGCGCGGTGACACAAGGCGCGAAACTCTACTGGAGTAGCACCAACAGCAACGTCACCACCACGGCTTCCGGCAATACCCTGATCGGCGTGGCCGCCGCCGCTGCCGCATCGGGTGACGCCAGCATCCCCGTTTTGCTGAATGTGGGGCTGTAATGACCTTCATGGAGGACATGCACGGTCACCACCATACGCTGATGGACAAGCTGGACGGGCGCGAGATGTTTTATACCCCGCAAGGGGCGGCATCTCGCGCCGTTACCGGCATGTTTCAGGCGTTTTCGGAACTGGTGGGCGGCGAAACGGTGGATGTGGTGGTGAATAGCCCGGTTCTGTCGGTAAGAACGGCGGATATTCCGGAAATCACCGTCGGCGATAGCTTCACCATCGACGGCACGGAATATGAAGTCGCCGTCATCCGCCCGGACAGCGAAGGCATCACCGAATTGTTTCTGGAGGCCGTATGACCCACGCCCGCACCCAAATCAGGAAAGCGGTGGTGAATGCGCTGAAAGGCAATACCGCCGCCGAAAGCCGCGTCTATGAATCCCGCGTTTATGCGCTGGATGATCCCAAGCTCCCGGCCTTGCTGGTGTTTACACCGCAGGAGAGCATGGGGCAGCCTTCTATCCAGCGGCCACGCACGCAAATGCGGCAGTTGCAGCTGATGGTGGAAGGCTACCTCAAGGCCAGAGGCGACATCGACACCGAGGCCGATAGCCTTGCGCTGGAGGTAGAACAGCTGATCGCCGCCAATCCTACGCTCGGCGGGCTGGTGAAAGACATCATGCTGGATACCACCGCCACCCGGCTTTCCGGCGAAGGGGAAAAGCCGGTCGCCATCGTCAGTCTCACGTTCGTGATTCTGTACAGCGTCAAAGAAAACGCACCTCAAACGCCACTTTAACCAACCAAATCATAGGAGAATCATTATGGCTACCCACGCTGGCAGCGAGGGGAAGGTCTTTGTCGGATCGTCCCAAGTCGCGGAAGTAAAATCATGGTCGATGGAAATCACCTCCGACACGGTGGACGCCTCCATCATCGGCACCGAATGGCGCAAGAACCAAGCCACCATCAAAAGCTGGTCAGGCAGTTTTGATGCCTTTTGGGATGAAACCGACACTACCGGGCAAGGCGCTCTGGCGGTGGGCGGAACGGTAACGCTCAATCTCTACCCGGAAGGCGACGATACCGGCGCGACCTATTGGAGCGGTGACGCGATCATCACCTCCATTTCCTACAGCGCGTCCTTTGACGGCATCGTGGAAGCGACTTTCAGCTTCACCGGCACCGGCGCACTTTCAGAATTAACCGTATCGTAAGGAGGCGTTATGCGCGTTATCGACCAAGTAAAGCAGCATTATCAATCCCAAGAGCGGCTGGTGGTTTCCGTCCCTGAATGGGGTGAGCCGGACAAGCCGCTGGAGATCCACATCTTCCCCATGACGATGGCGGAGGCCGGACTGATCCAGCGCATGTCAGGCAAAAAAGCCTCGCCGGTGGAAAACGCCGTCAACTCCCTGATCGTGAAAGCCCGCGATAAGGACGGCAACCGCCTGTTCAAGGTGGAGGATAAAACGGAATTGCTGAATTACGGCGATTGCCGGGTGATCCTTCGCATTAACGATGAGATCGAGCGCCACTTTTACCAGAGCGTGGAGCAACTCAAGGGAAACTCCGACGCGATCCCTTCCGACGCAACCAGTTAGCGTTGGCATGGCGGCTTGGCCGAACCCTTCCCGAAATCGAGGCCATGACCACCCGTGAATTCACGGAATGGGTCGCATTTTTTGAACTTCAAGCAGATACGATGAGTAAGAATCATGCCCGCATTCGGTAGTGCAGAATTCGTCATACGCGCCATAAATAAGACGCAGCAGACGTTTACGCAGATCGGTGCGGGCGTGGACAATATGGATCGTCGCTTCAAAAAGCTGGGCGGCGGGCTGAATCGGCTGGGTGGTCTGTTCGCCACCGCCTTCGTCGGCAGGCAGATTACCGATACCATCACCAAATTCGAGAAGCTGGAAGCGAGCCTCCGCACCGTCACCGGTTCGGCAGATAAGGCAAGCGTTGCGTTTGGATTTATTGAAAACTTCGCCGCCGCCACTCCCTTTCAGTTGGAAGAAGTGGTGGATGCGTTCATCAAGCTGAAGGCGCTGGGGCTGACGCCTTCGGAAGAAGCACTCACCTCCTACGGCAATACCGCCACGGCGATGGGCAAATCCCTGAACCAGATGATCGAAGCGGTGGCAGATGCTGCGACGGGTGAATTTGAGCGCCTGAAAGAATTCGGGATCAAGTCCCGCGCACAGGGCGATCAGGTGACCTTTACCTTCCAAGGTGTCAGCACCACGGTGGGTAAAAACGCCAAGGAGATTGAAGACTATCTGCGCTCTATCGGTGACGTGCAATTCGCCGGTGCCATGAAGGAACAGGCCGGAACGCTCAACGTGGCGCTCTCCAACATGGGCGACGCTTTTTCCAAACTGGTGAAGGCCATTGGCGATGCAGGCCTGACGGACATTCTGATTTTCATTGCCGATAAAATCAAATGGTTGGCGCAGCTGATTACCGATTCGATTGAACCTTTCCGGCTGGGATTCAAGGCGTTTATCGCTGAGGTAATAAAGTTCGGGCGGCTGTTCATCGCCGTATTCGAGGGCGTGGGCGATGCGTTCAACGCCTTCGGTGATGCAATCTCCGCCCGTTTCGAGGCGTTGGGCAAAGACCTCGCCGCCTTCGTGGAAAATCCGCTGGGCGGTGTTTCTTTCGAGAATACCCGCGCCGCGCTGGAAACCGGCCTGCTCGATGCGATGGGAACTGCGTTCGATAAGGCGCTGGCGGAAGCGCAGGAGTTCAATAACGCCATTGATGCGGAGATTCAGGACGCCGCCGCGAAAATCGTGGAAGCCCGCGCCGCCAAAAACCAGTCACTCGATGGATTGTTCGGCGAAACCGCCACCCCGGAAAAGGTAGAAGAAACCACCAAAGCCGTCAAAGGGCTGAATAAGATGCAGCAGGAAGCCAAACGCATCTTCGAGGCCACGCGCACGCCGCTGGAGCGGTATAATCAGGAAATGGAAACACTCAATCGCCTGCTGGAGAAAGGCTATATCAATCAGGATACATTCGGGCGGGCGGTAGAACAGGCCGGGGAACGGCTGGGCAAAGCCAGCAAGAAAACCGGCGATACCATTGAAGGTGAGTTTGCCCGCATCGGGGAGTCGATGGAAGGCACCATCGCCGATTCGCTGGACGCTATCGGCGGGCGCTTTGACAGCTTCGGCGATTTCTTCAAAGGGTTCCTGTCCGACCTGAACCGCACCCTGCTGCAATATGCGCTGAAGGATTTAGGCATCTCCGGCAAGGGCGGCATCATCGACGGCCTGTTCAGTTCCATCGGCGGGTTATTCGGCGGTAGCGGCGGAGGTAGCGGAGGTGGCGGCTTCGGCAGCATCCTCTCCAGCGTAGGCAGCTTCTTCGGCGGCTTTTTTGCAGACGGCGGCAGGCTTCAGCCTGGTAAATTCGGCATCGTCGGCGAGCGCGGTCCCGAAATGGCCTTCGCCGGTAACGTGCCGATGCACATTATGCCCACAAGCGGCATGGCTCCGGCTCCTATCACCGTCAATATGAACATCCAGACGCCGGACGTTCGCAGCTTCCGGCAAAGCCAAGGCCAGATCGCGGCGGATATGGCGCGTTCGATTGAGCGGGCAAGGAGGAACTTATGAGTTTCGTAGAAATCCAATTCCCCACTGACATCAGCTATGGCGCGACCGGCGGACCCACTTTCTTAACGGACGTGGTGGCCACCGTATCCGGGCATGAGCAGCGCAACAGCAAATGGAGCCAATCCCGCGCCCGCTACAATGCGGCCTCCGGCGTCAAAACCGAAACGCAATGGCAGGCGCTGATTGCGTTCTTCCGTGCGCGGCGCGGCAAGGCGGTGGGGTTTCGCTTCAAGGATTGGGGCGATTACAAGGCCATCAACCAGCCATTGCTGGCGCTGGGTGGTGATGAACACCAGCTGGTGAAGCAGTATGTCAGCGGCGCGGTGGTATCCGAACGGATCATCACCAAGCCGGTGGCCGGCACGGTCAAACTTTATGAAGATAGCGTCCTGCAAATGAGCGGGTGGAGCATAGACACCGCCACCGGCATTATCACCACATCCTTGAGCGGAACCCTGACGGCCGATTTCGAATTCGACGTGCCGGTGCGTTTCGATACGGATGAATTGGCGCTCTCGCTGGATAGTTTCGATGCCGGAAGCTGGAACAGCATTCCGCTGATTGAGGTGCGGATTTAACCCGGATGGTACTGCTTAACCAGCTGCTGTCCGATGGGAGAATCCACCGGCACCAACTCGGTAGCGTTACAGGCTTTGCAGGCGTTATAGCGCGTTGAACAGCGCCAGATCGTATAGATCAAGCCCGGAACGATAAAGCATATCCAAAGGATAATCTCGATCAGGAGATTCCCTCTGGTTTTACGCGCCGGTTTGCCCACATGACCGCAGGCTTTGCAGATCAACTTCTTTGCCATGCGCTTAACATATTTGAAGAAACACCTATCAGGCAATAAATTTATGAGAGTAATTTCCCCGCAACTGGAAACGCATTTCGGTAGTGGCCTAACCACGCTCGCTACCTGCTGGCGCCTCACCCGGCAGGACACTACCGAGCTTGGCTTTACCGATCATGACCGGGCGTTGGTGATCGACTCGCTGGAATATGACTCTCTCGCCGGGTTCACGCCCACCACGGTGGAGAGCAAATCCAACATGAGCGTGGATAACCTTGATCTGGAAGGCCAGACATTCCCTTCCAAAATCACGGAGTCCGACTTACTGGCAGGCCTCTATGATTATGCCGAAATTGAAATCTTCATGGTGAATTACGAGGATCTGTCTCAGGGCAAGCTGGTGGTGAAGCGCGGTCGGCTGGGTGAAGTGACGCTGAACGCGCAGATGTTCCATGCCGAAGTGCGCGGCCTCACGCAGCATTTAAGCCAGACCATCGGCGAGGTGTATTCGCCTTCTTGCCGCGCCGTGCTGGGCGATAGCCGCTGCAAGGTGGCGCTGGCCAGCTTCACCGTCACCACCACGATCACCGAAGTAGTGAATAACCAGACCTTCAAGGCCTCCGCACTCACACAGGCGGCTGGGTGGTTCACCGGCGGCGAAGTGGAATGGACATCCGGAAATAATGACGGGCGGCGCATGGAGGTGAAGGAATTCGCTTCCGCGCAGGTGGTGCTGGCGCTGCCGATGGGAAAATCTATTCAGGTGGGTGACGAATTCAAGATCATCGCCGGGTGCGACAAGACCCACGAAACCTGTCAGGCCAAATTCAGCAACATCCTTAATTTCCGTGGCGAGCCGTATGTCCCCGGCGTGGACGCGCTGCTCACTACCGCAGGCACATTAAGCAAAGGCAACCGTAATGACTAAAGTCACGAAACAACAGATCGTAGCGCAAGCCCGCACATGGCTCGGCACGAAGTATCACCACCAAGGGCGCTTGAAGAAATCCAAGGCTGGCGCTGGCGGCGTGGATTGCATCGGGCTGATCATCGGCGTGATTGACGAGCTGGGCTTGCAGGATGGTGAAGGCAATCCGCTCTCCCGGCATGACGAGTTCAATTACTCCATGTACCCGGAGCGCGGGCGGCTAGTGGGCGCTATCCGTAACCATCTGCGCGAAGTGCCGAAAGAAAAAATGACGCAAGGTGATGTGTTGCTGTTCCGCACTTTCCGCGATCCGCAGCATGTAGGCTTGCTGACGGAATACCCGACCGGCGGCGCGGGGCTGATTCATTGCAATTCCAGCGCCGGAAAAGTGGTGGAGCAACCGCTTTCAGATAGCTGGCTGCGAATGCTCACGCACGTTTACCGATTCAAAACAAAACAACTTAACTCCCTGAAGTAAGTCATGGCTGATATTGTCCTTCCTGTCGTTGGCGGCGTGGCCGGTTTTGTGCTGGGTGGTCCCTCCGGGGCGATCCTTGGCGCGAATCTGGGCGGCATGGCTGCGGGTGCGTTCTTCCCGAAAAGCCAGCGCGTCCAGCTTCCGACTCAGGAAGGACCACGTCTTGCCGACCTCCGGGCGCAGATTTCCACCTATGGGAACATCATTCCAAGGGTGTACGGCACGATGCGGCTGGCCGGAAACGTCATCTGGGCAACCGATATTAAGGAAGTCCGCAGCGAGAAAACCACCACGCAAACATCGAGCGGCGGCGGCAAAGGCGGTGGCGGCGGCAAAACCACGACCAGCCAGACCACGATTTCCTATGAGTATTTCGTCACGCTGGCGATTGCCATTTGCGAGGGCGAGATTGACGAGGTGATTCGCGTCTGGGCGGATAGCAAAGTGCTGACGGAAGCGGAACTCTCCGCCGCGCAGGGCAAGTATAACGTCCATTTCGGTGACGAGGAACAGGGTGTCGATGACATCATGGCCAAATACCTGCCAGCTGGCACGATTCCGGCGCATCGCGGCATGGCCTATGTGGTGGTGGAAGATTTTCCACTCGCTCCTTACGGTAACCGTATCCCCAATTTTACGTTCGAGGTGCGCCATACGGTCAAATTCCAGCCCAGCGTGGAAGATAAGGTCAAAGACATCGTGATGATCCCCGGCGCGGGGGAATTCGTCTATGGCACGCAGGTCACTACCAAGCAGGATGGGTATTACGCCTATTTCGGCGGAGCCTTCACGCCTTCCAGCGATAAGAAAAGCGTCAACATGCACAATTACGAAGGTAAAGCCGATGTGCAGGTGGCGATTGACCAGCTGCTGAAGGTGCTGCCGAATCTGGAATGGGTGGCGGTGGTGGTGACATGGTTCGCAACGAACACCGATGCCGGGGATTGTGAAATCATCCCCAAGGTGGAATTTCAAGGCACCACGCAGGTATTGCCGCAGGATTGGAGCGTGGCCGGTTACACCCGTGCCACCGCGCAAACCGTGCTGTTTTTCGATGATGACAAACCCACCTATGGCGGCACGCCTTCGGATCACACGGTGGTGCAGCTCTGCGCGGAACTGAAATCCCGTGGCCTGAATGTCATGCTCTACCCCATGCCATTCGTGGATACGATTACACCGGTGCCGAAACCGTGGCGCGGGCGCATCGAGCCTGCCAATGCCACGGATGCAGCCAGCTGGTTTACTAAAACCAACGGCTATAATGCCTTCATCATGCACTATGCCAATTTACTCAGTGGTAATGTGGATGCGTTTGTCATCGGCTCGGAGCTGATCGGCATGACCGGCTTTACCGATTCGCCCGGAAGCTATCCGGCGGTGTCGCAACTGGTGAGTTTAGCCGCCAGCGTAAAAGCCGCTATGCCCGGAACACTGATAACCTATGCCGCTGACTGGAGCGAGTACCACAGCACGGGTGGCTGGTTTAACCTCGATCCGCTTTGGGCTTCCAGCAACATCGACTTTGTGGGGATTGATAGCTATTTCCCGCTGACGCCGGACTTGCCGCAAATCCAGATCACGCCGGAGCTGATTACCGAATACTGGGAAAGCGGCGAAGGCTGGGATTATTACTATGCCGATTCCGTGGCTCGTACCGGCCTAACCAGCTATGGCGGTGATCCAACCTACGCATGGAAAAACCTCGAACACTGGTGGAAAAACACACATGTAAACCCGAATGCGGTGGCAACCGCGTGGACTGCCAAAATGAAGCCGGTCTGGTTCACCGAGTTTGGCTTTCCTTCGGTGGATGGCTGCACCAACCAGCCCAACGTGTTTTATGATCCGACCTCCAGCGAGAGCTTCTTCCCGCGTGGTAGCAAAGGCCGCACCGACTTTCAGGCGCAGCGCGTGGCGCTGGATGCGACGCTGGATTATCTGGAAGCGCGGGAAACTACTTCGGGCAATGCTGGCCTCGTGGCACGGCGCTTTATCTGGACATGGGACGCACGCCCGTTTTCCTTCTGGCCTGATCTGGAAGGCGTGTGGCAGGATTCCATCCTTTGGGCAACCGGCCATTGGGTGAACGGCAAGCTGGGCGCTTCCACGCTGGGCGCGGTGGTGGCGGAGTTGCTGCAAGCCGCAGGCCTCACGCCTTCGGATTATGACGTCACCCGCCTGACCGCCTCGCTGGAAGGGTTTATCCTGCAACAGCCGATCACGGTGCGTAATGCGCTGGAGCAGCTGGCCAGTGGGTTTTTCTTCGATGTGGTGGAAAGCGACGGGATTTTGAAATGCGTGCCGCGTGGCAATGCATCGGTAAAATCCATCCCGGAAGATGACCTCATCCCCAGCGCCAAGAGCGGCGTGCAGGATGTGCTGGAGATCCATTACGCGCAGGAGCTTGAATTGCCCCAGCGCGTGAACGTCACCTATATCGACCGGCCATTCAATTATGACCCGGTAACGCAAACCTCCCAACGGCAGGTGGTGCGTGCAGTGGATCAGGTGACCATTAACTTGCCGATTGTCATGGGAGCGACACAGGCAAAACAAGTGGCAGACATTACGCTTTACGGCACATGGAAGGAGCGCCTGAGTTTTAGCCTGACCGTGCCGCCTAAATATGTACGGCTGGAACCGACCGACGTTATCACCGTGACGGTTTCCGGGGTGGCGCATGAAATGCGCGTCATCAAAACCGATATGGAAGCCAACGGCCTGATGAAAATCAATGCCGTGGCGGAGGATGTGAGTTCCTACGATTTCTACACCCCGCCGGGTGAGACATCACGGAACATCACGCCGCCGGTGCTGGTGCCGGACACATTGCTTCAATTCGTGGATGCGCCGCCGCTGCCGGTGGATACGGTGCAGAATCAGGGATTGTTGCGCCTTGGCGTGGCTCCCGATGGGGCGGATTGGAACGGTGCGGCGATTTACCGTTCCGACGATGGCGGGGAAGATGGCGGCAATACTTTCAACCTGCTGGCTGGGCTGGAGGGCGCGGCCACTTTCGGCGCAATCATCACCGACCTTGCCGCCGGTATCACGGAAACGTGGGATCAGGTGAATCAGGTGGAAGTGGTTTTGACCAGCGGCAGCCTCGCCGGTGTCAGCCAGTTGGCCGTGCTGAATGGTGCCAACGCCGCGTTGATTGGTAACGAGCTGGTGCAGTTCCAGAATGCGGAACTGATCGGCGAGCGCACCTATCGCCTTTCCCGGCT